TCGGGGAGCTGTTTGAGGTGGGTTGAGGTGGAGATGTAGCCCTCTGGCGTGTTCAAATCACACCCTGAACGGCTGAGCCACATTTGTAATGGGCCGGCTTGATTGTGCTGTTTCCAAGCTGCTATCCGGGCACGTAGACCGTGGTGACCTTCGCCTGCTAGATAAACAACTCTTGAATGCTTGACTTTCTTGCCTGCCCATTCTGAGATGCCACTAGCCATTCTCAGGCACCAATCCAAGACCACGAAAGTCTTACCGCCACCTGACGGGCCGTGAACCATTATCAGGGCGTCTGACTGGAGCCAACCCTTTACTAACCACTTGATCGGTGCGGGTTGAGAACAATAATCGTCAGCGGCTATGAGCCAGGATTGCTGAGGTGGATCTAGCAAAAGCGCCAGGTTGTTTCCAGCTTGCTGATAGTCATTCGCGTCGCCCTCGATCGGCGGAATCACATACGTGACACCATGCTTGGCGCAGGCCTGCTCGGCGTGTCGCTGGCCTACGCCGCTCTTATCGTTGTCGGCGACTATCACAATCTTTTGGCCTTGGTGCATCTGGACCAATGAGCCTGTGACAGGGATCAAGTTACTTGCGCTGTAAGCGACCACGCAAGGCCGTCCCGTCACTTCGTGGATTGTGGCCGCGGTGGCAAAGCCCTCTGCTACATATAAAACACCTGGGTGATCTAGCGTGCCGACCATCCAAAAGCGGCCACCCGTCTGACCCCCCGTGTGATAAAGCTTCCCGCCTGATTCGTCTATGTATTGCAGGCTTGAGAGTTCGCCATCTTCTGAGAAGAGTGGAACCATCAATCGACCGTCGCCCGTGACCCGAGCGCCGTGGGGTTGAACACCTTTGCGCTTGAGATACGGATGCTCGGGGCTGGCCTGGGCGCCGCTGCTCCAAATTGTCTCGACGGTACTAGCTGCAACGGAACGATCCCGCTCTATCTCTTCATCTCTGAGCCGCTTAGCCGCATTGATGCGAGCGATGTGGGCCATTTCTTCGGCCGGGGTCCACCTCTTTTTCCCGATGTCAGCTTTGACCGTCTGAGTGAGATTGGCTCTCCAGCATCCGAACGTCAGGCAGGGGATGCCGTCGAGGTGACCAACGTACCAACCCGAACGGTCCAAAGTCTTGCGGCTGGACCCGGAGCGGAATCTATGAATCCTGCCGTCGAGGATAAATTCCTCGGGAGCGTCGAGACCCGCCTCCTCAATAGCCCGGCTGAACTGCACTTCAATTGGGAGCGGGACGACTTCCTGGGGGGGAGACCAAGGGCCTCCAAGAATGTGCGTGAGATCAGCCATTTGGTCAGAGGATTGGTTGTGTTTGACGGATGAGATAGTCTGACAGGATAGTGATCGTTCGCAATGAGGGGTTCACATTCAACCCTTTTTTAATGTGATGCAAGGTGTTCGCGTGCAGTCCGGTAGCAGCTGCAACGGCACTGATACGCCGATCGGCCAAGGCCGCTTTGATCTGTTCTAGACTCAACAACATTTTTATCTCTCCTTTTTGTTTGGGTGTTGACATTGTGGGGTGCAATCGTTTACATTGTCAACACTGCGCGAACGGAATCGCCGACGGTGCAGGTAAAAAAGGAGAACGAAATGGAAATGATCTTCAAACAGGACTTCTACAAAGTGTGGGCTTGTCGCATTGGAGATTACGTGCTGATCTGGTCCAGTGACTACCCATCGCGCGCCAATCTGATTGGCACCTGTTTTAACATGGAGGACGCGATGGAATGGGCGAAGGATTGGGTGCAATGCAAAATTGAGGATGTACCTTTTTAAATAATTTCACGTTGGGGTGTTGACAGGCTCACAGTCACGCCCCACAATACATACATCGAGCGAACAGATTGTCTGAAGGCTCGACAAACGAAAGGAAACACCATGAAGAACAATGACCTGCAACTGACGCAAGCCGATCAACTGGGCGCATTGTTGGCCGAAATCGCCATCCTTGATGAAAAAGCCGAGGCGATCAAAAAGGCCATGAAGGAAGTCGGCGGAGTGCACGATGGCGTGCTGTTCCGCTCTACCGTGATTGAGTCAAACCGGTCCGTAACGGACTGGAAGGCCCTATGCGCCTCCCAGGGCATTGGCGTCGATGTGGTGGCCGCACACACCAAAGTGACGGCGGTCTATTCGGTCAAAACAACGTCGAAATAAAGGAGTGGGGCCTAGCCCCCATCACATGGAAACCCCTCCTCCTGGCTGGCCCTTCCCGACGTACAAGGGGGTTCCTTTACCAAAGCCCCCAAAAACCCCGTTCAAGCAAGAATCTTTACCACCTGCGCCACCGGCGCCTTTTTGAAAGTGAAATATGGCAATCAACCTCAAAACCACCAAGTCACTCGCAGCTTCTGGCGTCAAGCTTCTGGTCTACGGTCAGGCCGGTGCAGGCAAGACCTCGCTTATCCCCACCCTTCCAGCCCCCATAGTCCTGAGCGCCGAGGGCGGCTTGCTCTCAATTGCAGGGGCTGACGTGCCCTACATAGAGATAAGCGACATGGCTTCATTGCGGGAGGCGTGGCAGTGGATAACAGAATCGTCCGAAGCTAAAGAGTTTCAATCTGTGGCCCTGGACTCAATCAGCGAAATAGCCGAGGTCGTACTGAACGCAGAGAAGAAAGCGACCAAAGACCCCAGGCAGGCTTACGGCGCCATGCAAGAGCAAATGGCAGACATCATAAGAGCCTTCCGCGATCTGCCTGGGCGCCACGTTTACATGAGCGCAAAGTTGGAGAAGACACAGGATGAAATGGGCCGGGTTCTCTATTCGCCAAGTATGCCAGGCAATAAGACTGGCCAACAACTGCCATATTTTTTCGACGAAGTGCTTGCTCTGCGAGTTGAGCGAGATGCGGAAGGCAACACGCAACGTGCACTGATGTGTGATTCTGATGGGCTTTGGCTAGCAAAAGATAGGAGCGGCAAGCTTGAGATGTGGGAGGGCCCTGATCTTGGGGCGATCATCAAAAAAATTGAGACTTAAACAATCATGAACCGGCACGATATTTTCGAGATCTGGCAGTACACACAGCTTCAAAATCAGGACCAGGATTGGGGTCTGGTGGCTATTAAATTCGCTCAGGCAATAGCCCGCATTGAGCGAGAGCAGATAGCCAGGATGTGCGACGATTACGCCATGCAAGAAGACCCGACGGAGTTCCCTCGGGACAATTTTACGGGTGGAAAAGCGTTTGCTGCTCAGGATCTTGCGGAGAAGATACGTGCCCGGGAAGACCTTGGGGATTGCAATGACTGAAGAAACGCTAAAACTGGCCGGGCGTGCTGTGAACCTAGATGTTTGGTTCAATCATGAAGTGGGCTCGTACGGCTACGGTTCGCCGACATCGTTCACGAAATGGGACCCGCTACGTGACGACAGAGATGCATTCAGGCTCATGGTCGCACTGAAATTCAGTGTTCGACACAACTGGAATCTGAATGCGGTTGACGTGTCCGGGAATGTCTATCACCAGCCAGATCGTGATGAGCGGATGGCGGAGTTTTACGGGCCAGAGAGTGGCCAAGATCCGTACACCGCAACTCGAACCGCGATCGTGAACGCTGCCGCAACAATTGGAAGGTATCTATGAACGATTTGGAAAAACTGGCGCATGACTGGGAGGAGGCGAAAGCTTTCGAGGCCCAGGCAATAGCAAGGCGCCGAGAGATTGAGGATCAACTCACCCAGGCTCTGGCGATCCCAAAGGATCTTGAAGGAACCAAAAACGAAGATGCAGGACAGTACAAAATAAAGATAGTTGGGAGGCTTGATCGAAAGGTCAATGCTGATAAACTGCAAGAACTCGCCCAGGAATCCGGTCTAACCGAACACCTGAGCAGTCTGTTCAGATGGAAGCCAGAGATCAACATGACAGCCTGGAAGGCTGCCCATGAGTCGATCACTGCTCCACTTCTGGACGCCATCACCACCACGGCCGGAAGGCCGTCCTATGCCATAACCAGAAAGGACTAATCATGGCTCGCTTATCACAATCTTTTTCCGCTGAATCACTTCCACAACCTACAAACAACTACGGTGTTCTTCCCGCCGGCTGGTACTCGGCAACGATCAGCCGCGCCGAGGTCAAGCCAACAAAGTCAGGCACTGGCGAATACATCAACATCATGTATACGGTGACAGGCCCGACCCACCAAGGCCGAGCAGTCTGGGGGATGATCAACATCAAGAATGCGAACCCGGAAACCGAAAAAATCGGAATGCAGCAACTGGGAGAACTCATTCGTGCAACCGGGGTCGTGCATCTGTCCGACACTGATCAGTTGATTGGCAAGGATCTGGTCATCAAGCTGAATGTCAAAGAGGACGAACGTTACGGTGAGCGCAACGAAGTGAAAGGCTTCAAGGCCGTCCAAGGCGGCTCAATTCCCTCTATGCCTACCGCAGCACCGGAGGCTCCCGCTGCCAAGGCCGCTCCCCCGTGGGCTAAGAAGTAAGCAAAAAAAAGCCCCCTGCAAGGGGGGCTAGCAACTCAAAAGGAGAGGAGACGGTTAATTATGGCGCAAATTATAGTTCAAGACAAAATCGTTGAGGCAATAGACGCTGCGCACGAGGCAGCGCAAGAACGCCCCAGGCCGCATATGGGGGCATCAATGCTGGGTCATCCGTGTGATCGGTGGCTGTGGTTGTCGTTCCGTTGGGCGGTGATTGAAAAGTTCCAAGGGCGGATTCTGAGACTGTTCCGCCGTGGCCAGATGGAAGAAGCCACAATCATCAGCGACCTAGAGGCTATCGGGATCGTATTCAAACAGACAGACGGGCAAGCCAGGGTGGAGTTTGGCTCTCATGTGTCTGGATCAGTAGACGGAATTATTGAATCTGGGGTTCCAGATGCCCCGAAAGCTCGACACGTTGCAGAGTTCAAAACACATGCATTGAGAAGTTTTGAGGATCTTTTGTCACAGGGGGTTCAGAAGTCTAAGCCGATGCACTGGGCGCAGATGCAGGTTTACATGCATGGCCTGGGGATACATCGAGCGTTGTATGTAGCCATCTGTAAAAACGATGACAGAATTTACACAGAGCGGTTACACTACGATAACAGCGCGGCCGAAAAGCTGGTTGACAGAGGCAGACGAATTGCGATAGCAGACAGGATGCCAGAGCCGTTGAGCAGTGACCCCACTTGGTACGAATGCAAGTTTTGTCCAGCTCGCAAGTTTTGCCATCAGACAAAGCTTACAGAGCAGGTGAATTGTCGGACATGCGCACATTCAACGGCAACCCCGTCAGGGGTTTGGGAGTGTGCGAAGTGGGGCAATGACATACCCGAGGACTGGCAGCACAAAGGCTGCTCCTCTCACGTCCTGCACCCGGATCTAGTACCGTGGAAGATGAAGGGAAGTGATGAGAACGGGTGGAGAGCGGTTTATCTAGTGAATGGGCGTGAGGTGGTGAATGGTGAAGCTGGGTCTGGAGTAACTAGCAGTGAGCGACTAATAAAGGGGGTTATATGACGATACTCACACGCAAAGAGATGATTGAAAGCGTCTTGAAAAGCGTCAATGAGGCGCTTGAAAAAATACCGGTTGAACGACAGGAGATTGTTTGCGCCGAGATGCTGAACTCAATAGCGGGGATTCCTGTTGTTTACGTTCCAGGAGAGAAGGAATGAACCGAGACGACATCATCAGGATGGCACGCGAGGCCGAATGCTCAGAGACATGGGGCGGAGATGCTTTTAAATTTACGGTTGAGGAGCTTGAGCGATTCGCCGCCCTTGTTGCAGCAGCAGAACGCGAAGCCTGCAAAGATTTGTGGGAAGCGCAAAAGTTAACGGATCGTCAAATTTCCGATCACATTGTGGCGGCTGTCGCTGCTGAGCGCGAGGCGTGTACGAAGGTGTGCGACGAACTGGAGTTGGCGAACCTCTACGGAGTTAAGGAATGCGCCGAAGCCATCAGAGCAAGGGGGAACACATGACCACGCTACGTGAAGCCGCGCTGATGGCGCTGGAGGCTCTTGAACACTTTCACAACACTAGCTCAGAGGCTCATTTGTATGGGTTCAATGATGCAATTGATTTTTTGCGCAAAGCATTAGACGCCGACAGCATGGCGAGTTTGCCGGAGCCGGTGGCAACGCTATGGCAGCAAAGTGGAACAGGACGGACTCGTGTGACACTGCCAGATTCAATCACTGACTGCGATGCTCGATGGCTCAAGGTTGGCGACCTCTACACCGCCCCACCCGCAGCACCTGTGCAGGAGCCTGTGGCATGCCAACACAAAAAACCTATCTGTGATTCGCAAGGCAAGACACTCGGATATTCCGATTGGAAAGACGGAAAAGGTCTTGCTTGGTGGCCGCATAGATCGCTCTACACCGCACCACCCCAACGCGAATGGCAAGGGCTGACAGATGAGGAGATCTGGTCTGACGGAAGCCGAATGGGCTTATCGGAGGGTGGGATACGCCGGTTCGCCAGAGAGATAGAAGCCAAGCTCAAGGAAAAGAACACATGACAGTAAAACTGACAACAAGCTCAGTAGCCGTAGATCAAGATTACTTCTGGCAACCCATGGGTACTTGCCCGCTATCAGTAAAGGTTCAACTGCTAGGCGCTGGAGGCGTGGCAACGTACGGAAACTGGGATGGCTATAACAGTTTCTGGAAAGGTTGGGCACCGTTGCCCAAGAAAATGGAGGCAGACAAATGATCGAGGAGCCGATTAATCAAATCGCTTGGGAGTGTGGATTTCTAGAAGAAGATTTCGAGAAGCTAAAGAAGTTTGCAAGGCTAGTAAGAACACGCGCTTTTCTTGAAGGCTTCGATGCCGGGATGAATTACCAGCAGGTATTGAACGACAAGGAGCCGGATAAATGAGAACAATGATTGCATTTGTACTTCTGTTTGCCACTCAAGCCCAGGCTGAATCATGGGGAGGTAAAGACAAGTGGCAACACGCGCTTGTTGGAGCTGGCACTGGTGCCGTGTTCGCCAAGGCCACGAATGATTGGCGCTATGGTTGCGCCGCGGCTGCGGCTGTAGGGCTCGCCAAAGAGATTTACGACAGCACCAACCGCAACCGCCACACGCCATCGTTCAAAGACTTTGCTGTTACCGCTGCCGCAGGCTGCGGATCTAGCATCGTCGTTGCGCCAAACTATATCGGCCTCAACATCAAATTCTGAGGATCACATGCCAAGACCTGCACCCCCATGCAACAAGGGCCGCAAAATCATCAAGGTGAATGCACTGATGATGGCCCAGCTAATGAAGCATTTGATGGAAGGCGATTACACGTGCCAGGAGCTGGCCGAGGAAACGGGCCTGCACTACGTGACCGTTCTTCATTACACCCGCGAGATGTACAGAGAGGGAGTGCTTCACATCTGTAAATGGGACAAGCGGCCAGAATCAAAAGATCCAATAAGAATTTACAAGTTTGGATCAAAACCGGACGCAAAGAAGAAAATACTCACTGACATTGAAAAATCTCAACGGTACCGACAGAAGCAGAAACAACTGAAGTTGGTACAGATGATGGCAGGAGACTCTACGCTGTTCACCCGGAAACCGAAAACACAGCAGACACAGCAGACACAACAAAAGGAAGCAGCATGAAGATTAAACTAGCACCCCCAAAAATGGATGCATTTGATGAGGATGACATCGCCGTTTTTACGATGGAACTAGTAGATGAGTCTGCCGCCAGCATTGAGATTAGGGCTTGGATTGATAGAGATAATTGGCCGGTGATTCAACAGGCTGTGGCTGATGCTTTGGAAATGATGTTTCCGGAGGGCGGGTAATGCTCCGTGACTACCAGCAGCGCGCGATCGACCATCTTTACCAATGGTTCCGCAACGGCCACGAGGGCAATCCTTGTCTTGTGCTTCCGACTGGCTCAGGTAAAAGCCACATCGTTGCGGCATTGTGCAAGGATGCTTTGCAGAACTGGCCTGAGACCAGGGTTTTGATGCTCACTCATGTGAAAGAGTTGATCGAGCAAAACGCGGAGAAAATGCGTCTCCATTGGCCGGGAGCGCCAATGGGTATTTATAGCGCGAGCATCGGCAGAAGGCAACTGGGCGAGCCGATTACTTTTGCGGGAATTCAATCGGTGCGAGACAAGGCTCATCTGCTTGGTCACATTGACCTGTGCATCATTGATGAGTGTCACCTTGTTGGCCACAAAGACGAAGGAGGATACAGAACTCTGTTGTCTGATCTGAAAGACATCAATGCAAATCTGCGGGTCATCGGGCTGACTGCAACCCCATGGAGGCTTGGTCACGGGCTTATCACTGATGCGCCCGCGATCTTCTCAGACTTGATTGAGCCGGTAAGTATTCAGGAACTGATTCAGAAAAAGCACCTGTCGCAACTTCGCTCAAAAGTAACCACGTCAAAGTTAAATGTCGATGGCGTACACAAAAGAGGAGGCGAATACATTGAATCCGAGCTGCAAGCCGCTGTGGACACGGACGAAAACAACATTGCCGCGGTCAAGGAAGTGATTGAACGCGCTGGAGATCGCAAGGCGTGGCTGTTTTTTTGTGCCGGTGTTCAACACGCTCAGAATGTTCGTGACGTTCTGAAAGGCTTCGGCATCGTTGCGGAGTGCGTGACAGGGGCTACGACAAAATCAGAGCGTGAACGCATTTTGGCGCTCTACAAAGCTGGCGAGATCAGGGCATTGACTAACGCGAATGTGCTAACGACCGGATTCGATTACCCCGATATTGATCTGGTTGCGATGCTGCGACCGACGATGTCACCTAGCCTGTATGTGCAGATGGCAGGCCGAGGAATGCGCCCCAAGAGCCACACCGACAATTGCCTAGTGCTGGACTTTGCCGGAGTGGTGGCGACTCATGGCCCAATCACGGCAGTGCAGCCGCCCAAAAAGGCAGGATCAGGCAATGGCGAGGCTCCGGTGAAGTTATGCGAGGCTTGCAACGAGCTGTGCCCGATCTCCGCCAGGAAATGCCCAGCTTGTGGTGCTCCGTTCCCGGAGCCAGAAAAAAAGCCCCTGACGCTGCACGTTGACGATATTATGGGCATCGAGGGCACAGAGATGTCCGTAAGGTCTTGGATCTGGCGTAAGCACACAAGCAAGGCCTCTGGCAAAGAGATGTTCGCAGTGACCTACTACGGAGCTTTAAGCGACCGTCCCGTGACTGAGTATCTGACAGTCACGCACGATGGTTATGCGGGAGAAAAAGCGATCAGGGCGTTTATGGACATGGCGAAAAAAGCAGGTGCGCCCATCGGGTCTCACGAGGATCTAGATGATTGCGCCAAGATCATGACGCAATCGAGGCCGCCTAGTGCGGTGGAATATCGCAAAGAGGGTAAGTTTGTTCGTGTCATCAACCGAGAATGGAGGGCCAATGAGTGAGCCACATGTTGTCCAGGTGTACCGAGAGAAGTTGAGAGAAGCAAAGAAAGGTCTGTACCCGCCGAAGTGTTGTTACACATGCGACCATTTCGCCGAGCACGACTACTGCACGATGTTCGATGAGAAGGTGCCAAAAGATTTTGCCGGGTCAATAGACCAGTGCCCAAGTTGGTTTGAGGAGATCCCATTTTGACCAAGAACGAACAACTCAAATTTCAAAGGCTTGAGCGATTGCTTGAGGCTGAGAGGCAAAGAGCGGAAAAAGCCTGGGTGGCATACAGAGAAACTCTTTATGAACTGGTGGATATACAAATGCGCCTGGAGGGTGTACAGAAGGCACTTGATGACAAGTTTGAGGACGACAAATGAGAACAGAACACGAAGAACAACGCGAATTTGTGAAGTGGTTCCGCCAGAGCTTTCCGGCAACGCGGATCTTTGCTATCCCCAACGGTGGCGCCAGAACCATCACCACGGCAG